CTGTTCCAGCTGGAGTGCGTAATTGGTTCTTACTTTACCCGTTCCATTAGTTTGAAGAAATATACTGTCGTTTGTATTGTTAACAGTAATTGCAGGACTGCCTGCTTCATTTTGATTAAATTCTAATCCTTGAATTAATGCTCTGTTTGCAAAAAATTGAGTGTTCAACGTATTATCGATTAGAACACTAATTGCACTTTCTCCAAATGTTGAATAGCCTGTATTATCAATTAGATACTGTAGTGATCCTGAAACTTCCTTATCCGTGACAATAACTCTCGAGTTGTCATCAATAATTTGGAACGTAGGATTATCTCTAATTGAATCATCTACATATTTTTTGTTCGGAATATCATCATCGTCAGTTACTTGATTTTCATAATTGTTGGTTCCAGTTACAGTAATTACACCGTCTCCGTATCCTATTAATTCTAGATCCGGGTTTGCACTATCCGTGGTAATCTTCTTTAACCTAAGAGTGGTATTATAATTATATGTTGATTCCGGTGAGCCTGTTGCTAGATTGTATGAATCATCATTTTCATCCCAAAAGAATGAAGCAGGGTCAGACGTGCCTCTTTCTATCTGTAATCCAGCATATCTTAGAGATACGCCTGCCCCTGTTTCGCCTACATTAAGTCTGATAATATTATCGTTAACGTCTAAGTTTTCTGCTTCAACGGTAAGTGTATCACCTTGAACTACTAGGTTGGCTGTAACAATAACCTGTCCACCGGACGAAGGAGGACCAACATCAAGTTTAACGATGCCGCCTTCCTGGGTCTTAATGTTATAGTCGCCGTTAGTTTGTAGATACTCAGACATTATATATTACCTTATGAAGTGATTGGTGTTAACACAATGTAGTCTGCAGATGAATCATTTTCTAGATACCAAGTATACTTGTTTCCAGAAAAGTCAGTTGCAACACGCTTCGTAAGTTTTGCAATTGCTACTAGATCCGCATCAAGTTGTCCAGTTGTTGAACCTTGAATTCTCATTTCATTTTCAGCGTTTGGCTGAGTTGATTGTAGAGTGCAGATTCTATATGTTGAAGTAGTTGCTGCTTCGCCTACTCTTGTTACCGTGTAACTGTCTGATCCTCTTTGCTTGATGATAATACCATCAGTTCTTAACGAACCTCTGTAAAACTCACAAGTGATACCTGTAGCAGCACCGGTTGGTATACCGATTGCGTCTACTCCATTTATGTCTTTTCTAAGTGGTCTTCCCATTTGTTTTCTCCTGTTTAAGTAGTCCTATGCGGGTTCTATCCGCTACGCTGTGGTGCAGCATAAGTCCGCCTTGCGGCTCGCTATCTGACACAAGTATTTATCCTTTCGAAAGAATAGCCATTAGTTCCACCTTACTAATAGTGTTCATTAGTGCGTTGATTTTATCTATCTCTGCTTGAGCGTTGGCTATGTGTCTGTCGCTTTTGGTTTGTTTGTATTTGATTAGGAATTCCATATAATTTTTCATATGAACTTCGATGGAGTTTTGTATGGTTCTTACATCATGACTAAACATAGGGAAACGGTTACGCCATCTATCCAATTGCTTTCTTAACTTATCAAAATCATTATGACTTGTGATATCTTGCATAATACTATTTAACACTCGTTTTGATAGATTGTCAAGTCATAAAAAAAGGGCGACCAAAGCCGCCCTTTTAAACACTCTAAAGTGTAATTTATTGCTTATGCAAAACGTAGGTTCGCTGATGTTACAGCAACTTTACCCAAGTAGTCAGCCGCATTACCTAGAGATGATGCTGTGTTTGTTAACTCAACATATCCATATCTAGTCATGAACGAAACTACTGGTTCAAAAGTTGATGGATCAAGCACTACGCCTGAGCTCATTAGCGGAATGTATGGGCAATAGAACGCTGCCGCATCTGATTCGCTTGAACCTTTGTAACCAATTAACACATCGTCTGATGTAGCATAACCGTTTACATACACTTTCATCGCACTGTTTAAAGTTCCTACAAACTTAGTGTTTGTTGGTGCTTCAAAAGTTCCTTCAGTTGTTCTTGCAAACGCTGAAGTTGTAGCAGATTGTAACAGAGTTAATACTGTTGGTGAAACAACAGCCCAGTTACCTGCGCCACGACGTGTTCTCTGTGCAATCAAGTTGCTAACTCTGTTGATTTGAACTGCAAGTGCTGCATGCTCATCACCAACGAAAGTAGCAGTTCCTGATACTGCACCTTGGTCGTATGTTAACGCTGCTGTGCCAGCAAGCGTGTTAAGTGAACTAATCACCTCTTGGTCGATCTCAGCAGTAATCTCTTGTGCAAGAGCTGCCATGATCTCAGCTTCGATGTCAATACCCTGTTGAGCTTGTGCATCTTGTGCTGCTTCAAACGTCCAACGAGCACTCAACTTACGAGTTTTCGCTTCAACTGTTTGTTTCAAGATTTGGATGCTTAGTTTATTACCTGCTTGTCCTTCTAGTGCTGCTGTTGTTGCTGCTCTATCAGTGTTTGCACCGGAATAACCTTCTGCAATCTTGAATGGTGATAGTGCTTCTTCACCTGCTACTGTATCAGTTCCTGATGCGCTGTTAAACGTATCTGAATATCTAACACGTAGTGTGTGAATCTGCCCTACTGGTCCAGTCATTGGTTGAACACCAACTAATTCATTTGCGATGACAGTTGGCATTACACGTCTGATTACTGGTAAAATGACGCGGTTTAGTGTTGCTACGTTTCCTGCTGATGTTGCTCCTGCTGTAGCACTCTCTGACAAATACTTACGGGTATTTTCTAGAGTGGCTGCCATAACAGAACGCTTGTTACCTTGAAGACCTTCTAAAAGGGCATCTTTGGTTTCTGACCAGCGACTTTCTAATAGTTGTGACATTTTATGTTCTCCTTAAACTTTTAGTCCCGCAAGCCTGCGGATGTCAAATATCTCAGCGGTTTTTTGCTCTGTTCCGCCGATTGTTTGTGCCTGTGTTTGTTTATCGCCTGTTATTTCTTTGCCTTCTGTCAGCGCCACCTTATCATTCTTTTGCATATTACCTTCCATTACGGCAGTAATATACTTGTCATAGGCTGCGTGTAGTTTATTTGTTTGCACTGATTCTAATAGTTCGCCCATTACTTCGCGCTTGTCTTTAGAAAGTGGTGCCATTAATTCTGACATAACTTCCTGTCTTTGCGCGGAGTCATTCATGCGAGCAATTTCTGAATCCTTGCCTTCAACCAGTTTCTCTGCTTCAGCCACTTTGGCTTCTGCTTCCTTAACTGCTTCTTCTTTCTGTTTTACAACTTTAAGAAGTTTTGCTGTTTCGGATTTTTCGTTTAGATGACTAGTTGCGTATTCGCTTGCAAAACTTTCAAAAATTCTGCGACCGAAATCATTTCGACGTGCTTCCTCAATATCCTCTTTCAACTGTGTCATTTCAGATTTAATACCTTTCGATACTGTTTCTTGAATTGCTACAGATGCTTTATTGATAAAGTCTTTCTTAACTGCTTCAAATTTAGCCTTGCTATCTCTAACAAGTTTAACTTTGGTTTCTGCTAAGTCTTTTTTATCAGAGTGGAATTCCGCGATTTCTTTCGCCAGTGCATCCACAATAAAGGATTCAAGTTTAGCAACGTTTCCTGCTACATTTTTACGGTCTTCACGAAGTTCACCAAGTTCCTTTTTAAGGTTGTTAAGAACAAATGATTCCATTGCTTTGGTATCACTTTTCATTTTCTTAGCATACTTGGCACGTGCTTCAATAAGTCCTTGGCGGTCTTCAGCAAACTCGGATAATTCAGAAGTAATTCTATCTGAAAGCATCTTTTCTACTGCTTCAACCATTGCGGTCTTATCATGCTCGTATTTCGTTGCGTATTCTTCACGTAAACCTGTAGAGATTTTGTCGCGGTTTTCTTGAACAGCAGTTTCCCAAGCGGATTCAATCTCCGACTTAGTTTCCTCGGAAATCACGTTCGTTTCAAACAATTGTTTTACAAAGTCTAGCATTGTGATTCTCCTTAAGATTTAAGACCTTGAATTAAATTTTTCAAGCTCTCTGCTATGTATCGTTGTGCCTGTTTATCGCCTTGGACTTCTTGTGCTACTCTAAATGCCTCGTAACCACCGTTACTATTCATAAGGTGTTCATATACTGGTGTTGGATAGGCTCCTGGCGCACTTGGTTGTGCAACAACATCAACGGTAATAATTTCAAAACCGTTAACATTGCCTGTGCCGTCAACTTCGCCTGATCCTCGACTAGAAACTCCTAATTTTACTCCTGACTCCAACATAGTGCCAACTAATTGACCCATTGGAGTTGGAAGCATTTTAAGTTTTCCGTAGCCGTTAGGACCGTCCATCCACATCTTAGTAATCATGTGAGACACACGGTCGAGGTTGATACGTAAATCTTGAGGATGATCAACTTCACCGAGCACTGAATACCCCCCAGAAATCTGTTCATTGAGCGTCTTGACAGCCCTATCAATTTCTTGCGAAGAATAAATGCGCTGGTTAGCATTACGAATGTCACCCTGAATACAGATGCCACTCAAGTGTAATGTTTTACCATTCTCGCCTTCATCACGCTCTACGACGATTTTAGCCTGGTCGAAGCTCAGATGTTCTGCTAGTGTAGTTTTCAACCTTAGTCTCCTCTATTATCTACGACCACGGAAAATTGATTGCTTGTTGTCAGCATTCTCAGCAGCGCCTTTCTTTTCTGCACCGTGTCCTTTTTCAGGGGACATCTTAGTTGCACCTTTAGCACCTGGAACGTTAACATTTCCTGCATTCTCTTCTTTAGCGTTAATATCTGCTAGTCCGCCGTCATTTTTACCTGACTCTTCTCCACCCTTTAGGATGTTAGCAGTAGTTCCGCCCATGTCATTTTTCATATTATCAACAACTGATTTTTTGTTGTCTGCTGTGTCTGCGCTACCTTTTGTTTCAGCACCGTGTCCACCTGCTACTTTCTCAACATACTCACGCATTGTTGCTAATTCAGCGTCGCCTTCTGGGTCTGCAGATGCTTCAGGAGCAAAAGTTTCTTCTTTTTCTGCATCCATGTCCATCTCATCGCCTTCTTCGTCGCCTTCTTCGCCTTTGATTTCATCAAATTTTGATTGTAATTCATCAACGATTGAATCTAGATCTTGGAATAATTCTTCTGGTTCTTTATCACCATCTTCATCATCACCTGTAATGTCTGCTTCTAGATCGTCTGTAGCGTCGCCGCCCATAGCGTCCATGTCGCCTTCATCTTCGTCGTCTGCTTCTACAGCAACTTCTTCAAATTCTTCGTCAACTTCTTCGTCTTCATCAGTTGATTCGTCAACTTTGTCTTCTTCAGCATCGTCATCTTTAGATGCTTCGTCTACTTCTTTGTCCTCAGCATCGTCGTCTTTTGATGCTTCGTCAACTTCCTCATCCTTCATTTCTTCTTCGATAAGGTTTTCGTAAACTTCTCTTGATTTTGCTACCACGTATTCGTGGAATAATTCTTCTGCTTTCGCAGTGTCATCATTTACCAAATGCTCAAGCATTTGTTCTAATGTAGTTTTATCTGCCATTGTTATTCTCCTTTAAATTGGTAAGGCTGTTTTGTAATGTATTTACATTTTACTTATAAAAATAGGGTTAAATGGTAGTTTTTTGAATCATTTTGTCTTGATATATAGTTCCCTGGAACGTTTTTTCAAATTGTTCGTAGGAAATATGTTTCAAATTACCATATTGCGGGCCTAATTTATCCGGAATAAAGGCGCCAGGTGGGATCACCCGATAAAATTGTGTATGGGTAAATTCCTTAATAACCTTCTCTGTTTGACTTAACCAGTTACCAAAAAAAGTAGCAGAATCACTAGATTTTTTATAGTTGTGGGTATCTGCATACACATTATTAAACTTGCCGTTTAACCCTTGATAATCAAAACCATGTATGTATATTGTTTTGTGTCCGTTAGAAGCAGCAAACCAAAGTGCTGTTGGTCCACTCGACCAGCCTTTGTGCGGATTAAAAAGATTTATTTTATTTTTATCTTTTATACCTTTATTAGGATTCGTCCAGACTGTTCCTTTTTCCGAGTATCCACTATCTACTAATTCGTTGACCATTTTTACATCAACAGCAATTAGATAATGCGGATCAAATTCTCTGTATTGAGCATTGCACCCATAGACAGTTCCAATGTCTAATAATTTTTCACAATTGACCGCTAGTCGACTGTTTCCATTTCCTAATACAAATGCAATATCTTTATGAGGAGTTTTATTCTTCTTGCTCAACCGGTGCTCCATACATTTGACTGATAAAGCCCATTTCGGATTGTCTTTCCGCTTCATGTGCTTCTGCCTGGAGTCGTAGTTGATTGATCTGTCTTAGAGTAAGTTTGATCTTTCTAGTATCGCTATAATCGACAACAGAACTATCATTGCTGTTATCATATCTACGATCTACAGCAAAGTCGTTTACATCATCATTAAAATATAAAAATTCTCTAAGAAGCATACTACTATTTATTACTGTGCAGGAGTTTCTGCCCCAGTGTCTCCTCCTGGTTGCTCAGCCGCAGCAGCGGCTGCTTCGGGTGCTTCTGCATCTTGAGTTGCTGCATCTGCTTCAATCCCTCCAGGTGTAATACCTGCTGTTCTTAATTCACCGGCTGCATCAGTAGCAGGAGGCGCCAAGTTTCCTTGATTCTCTTCTCTCCAAAGTCTTTCATTTTCTTTGATTTCTTCTTCAGTTAAACCTAGATAACGTTTTAGTGCAAAGCGTTTTGATAGATGCGGAACCTGTTGTAGAGTTCCAAATATGTTTGCTCTTGTTGTATCAAGTTCTGCTTGTCTGTATGCCGCAAAGTTTTGCGGTGGATTAAATTTAAGTTCAAACAATGAACTATCAATGTTATAACCGTTGCTAATTAACCATAGTTTAAATTCTGCATCAAACGACTCAACAATATTGCTCTGTAATCTTTCACAGTATTTGTTAAAGCGTAGTTCTTGAATATATGCTGTTCCAACCTTTCCGTCGGATACTGTATTAGCCTGCTCGTCAATTGAAGTTGGCAAATAAGACGCCGGAATTCTCAAAGCACGGAACAACTTGTTAGTAAAGTATTTTAAATCTGTAATTTCACCTAGGTTAGTTCCACCTGGTAGTGTTTCAACTTTTGATCCACGTCCTTCCGCTGTTTGAGGAAAGAAGTAATCCTCGTTTGTTGATAACGGATTATAACTTGCATCAATTACACTTGTTCCGCCGCCTGTTGAACTAGGAATACGTCTTTGTTGAATTTCGTTCTTAACCTTCTCAACAAAGCTCATTGCCATGTGTGCTGGCATGTTACCTACATCAACATAAAAAATTCTTCTTTCTGGTGCACGTTGAATTCTGTAAATGATAATTGCATCTTCTAGTAATTCTTTCTGTTTATAAACTTTAAAAACGCTTTCGAGTAATGAATTACCAAAAGGATAATTGTTGTCTAAACCTTCCGATAATGAAATGTGCATCACATGTTCAGCATCAACTGTAACTTCGTTCTGTGCATTTTGAAATCTTGTTCCTGGAGGTTGAGCTGCATCGCCCACCATACCACGGCCAAAGCCACCACCACTTGTATATGAACTTGTTCCACTAGGTGATGTATTTGTAGTTCCGTGTGGAGTAGTTGCGATTAAATTCTTAAAGTTAAAGTTAATATCCTTTACAACATACTGCTCGGGAATCTTTCCTTGGGATTCGTTAACAATAACTTTGGAGACTTTTGCTTGATCCACGTAAAGCAATTTCTTAGTTTCTGGATCACGGATGAAAAAACAATCGCCATATTTGAATGTATTCCTTACAATTCTAAAAATTCTATTTTCAAACTGCTGTGTCTTGCACCATTTTTGTAGTGCATCCTTAAGCATTTTAGTTTCTGTGCCAGTAGGAGCATTTCTAAAGAAACAATGAAAGGGAGTTGCATTTTCCTTGTCCTTGCCTGTGCAAAATTCTGCTAGAATATCAAGTGCAGCATTGACTTCTGAATCCATATCCATCGTGTCATACTGCATGTATTTTTCAATACGATTAGGTGAACCTGCATATACATCTGGCAGATATGATGAATAGTTGGATCGTGCAGGACCAGGTCGACCACCGCCACTAATCGGACTGAATGATCCACTTTGGTTTTCTGTGTTAACTGGTGTAAAGTATTTTTTCCAACTCATCTCTTATCCTATATATTATACAGTAAATGCATCACTTGTCAACCCCTGCGATACACCAATATGTTTTTGGGTTAATGCATTACTCATTCTTGTTAAACCTACTAATTCTTCTATGTTGTTATTTAACATAGCCATAAGTTCTTCTGGTGTTTTCTTGGTTGTATCTGTAACTGAACCTGTAGCATCGCTTGTTTTTTGTTCTGTTGCCTTTTTGGCTTCTTCTTCTGCCTTCTTTTTGGCTTCTTCTTTCTTTTTATCGGCTGCTTCTTTTTCTGCTTCCAATTTCTTTTGGGCATCTGTTGCTTCAGTGGACGTTGTGGAACCAGCACCTGCTTCTGCGTCTGTAGCAGATGTTGACGTTGACTCTGCTGGAACTCCTGCTGCTTCTGCTTCTTTCTTTTTAAGTTCTTCAGTTCGTGATCTAACCAATTCGAGATCTTTTTTCATCTGCTCGATTTTGGCTTGCGAATCTTCTATACCGCTTTCTTCACTGCCCCAATATTCGTTTTCGCCGGACATACTTCGATCAATTCGAGATTGTTCTGCGGCAATCTGTGCTTCAAGATCCTTCATGGTATCTTCACCGGCAATAACATTACCAATTTGCTCACCAATCATTTCACCGCCCTTGCTACCAGCCCAATAGCCAATAGCACCACCGATCAATCCACCAATTGCTGTTCCAACAATAGGAACTACCGAACCTATCGCAGCACCTGCTGCTGCACCCGCCAGTGCGCCACCGCCTCCACCAACTGCTCCTCCGATTGCTTCGGATTTTTCTACGGTTGCTTCGTTGTTTGTAATTTCTCCCGCTTCTAATCTTTCGTTGGCTGCTGAATATCCCTGATATCCTTCATACATTGCTCCAGCAACCGCCAGTGGTGCAAATCTTCTCATGACGCTTCCGCCAACACTTCTCATTGCATTGATCCTGCCGCCTGTTGCTGCTCTCCCGGCTGCTGTTCCTCTTCGGCCGCCACCTCCAAACATACCGCTTCCTGCACTCATTGACAGTGCTTTTAATGCTGCTGAGGCTAATAGTGCCGCAGCGTTAAGTCCAAGCACGGTTCCTGCTACCAGTTCAAAATTTTCTGCTGCTAGGTTAACTGCCTTGGGCAGGTATTCAATTGCTAGATCTGCTGCCTTGTTAAACACCGCTTCCAATTTAGTAAGATCAACAGAAGCCAATGCTTCGGTCATCTGTATTGCTTTATCGTTAATGTTCTGTTTGAAATTTTGAACAGTGTTTGGATCAATTAAATCCGGTGGAGGTTTATTCTTAAGTTCTTCTAGTCTCTTTTCAAGTTCAGCGTATATTGTGCCTATATCTTTTTGTCGACCGGCAGTTTCGTATATTCCGTTTACAAATGCGGCTGCGCCTTCGTCATATTTCGCAAGTGTTGTAATTAACGGACTGTCTGCCATTGCCTTGGCTTCATCTTGATAGGTCTTGTTAAAGCCAATTACTTGATCCTTGGTCAGCGTTCCTGTTGACTGCATGGACTGGAACAATCCTTGCGCACTCTGCCCTGTGGATTTTAGGAACGCCATTGCACGAACACCTTCTTCTGAAGTTGCGTGACCCGTTGCTAAAATTTCCTTAAGTCCCTGTTGGTGCTGTTTGGGGATTGTCTGCATTAACAGTTCTAACTGTTTCTGCCCATCTGCATCTAGTTTGCGCTTCATCTGCATGAACTGTGCATCAGCCATTCGCTGATCCTGTTCAGCCTGTAGTGTTTCCTTGGTCTTACCAGTTAACTTGGATACAGCATCTAAATTCTTTAAGTAATCGCCCGTTTGTGCAACCAGTTGAGCATTTGACATTCCTTCCAGTCTGCCTGCTCTAGCAGTCATTTTAGCGTAGTCTGCAAATCCTTCATTGATGTCCGCTGTTGAATAACCTAATCTTGCAAGGTCAGCAGCCAATGGAGTATTTCTAATCTCCTTACCTAATTGTCCTAAACGCTTGGCACCTGCATCAGTGCTACCACCTAGGAACATTAGTGCATCTGAATTGCCTTTTAGTATTCCTGTAAATTCTTGTAGTGATAAACCTGCCTGGCCTGAAGTTCTAAGTAGGTCACGCATGTTGCCGCCAAAGTTAGCACCAACTGAACCTGCTTCTAAAAATGCCTGGTGTGTTTGATCAACTGCACCTGCTACCGGACCAAATACGCCCTTGATAACATCGCCAACTCCCATTGGAATTTGACCAAGTGCTTCAACAGCACCACCAATGGAGCCGTCCATTGTTCTAACAGTAGCAGCGGCACTGCTTACGCTATTGATCAGCCCAACTATTGAGCCTGCTGCCCGAGTTGAACTATCTCTTAATTTAGTAAATGATTTAACGGCGTTATTGTATGCTTCTGTATTTTCTTCTACCGCATCAGTATTCTGTTCCTGTGCTTTATATGATCTAAGCGTGGAATCATTAAACTTCTTGCCAGATTTAACCTGGTCTTTTGTTTGTTTTCCTAATCTTGTTAAGGATTTTTCAAGTGCTGCATCACCTTTAAACTGCACACCCTGTTTGGCTGCAAGGGCCTGCATTACTGCTAATAACTGTTTTAAGGTAACTTCAGTCGCGGCATTATTAAGAACAATGTCTTCTTGTCCAAATTGTCCTGTTACATCAGCCATTAATCAGTTTCCCCAGAAATATACGCATATAAATAGTATTAGTCAAAATGCATTAATAAAGTATTTATCGGAGAAAAATATGGACGAAAAATTGGAACTACCTAAGGTAGACATAACGGGCGCAGCCGAGCCAAGTAACGGCGAACCCAAAAAGGTGAGTAGCAGTCCTTTATCTGCTTATTATAGACAACCAAAAATTTACATGAAACTTCCTAGTGGTGGTGAATTCTATCCGGAAGGCACTCTTGACAAAAGCGAGGATGGAACCTATGCTGTATATTCAATGACAGCAAAGGATGAATTAATGTTTAAAACTCCAGACGCATTGTTAAGTGGACAATCAACTGTAGCAGTTATTAATAGTTGTATTCCTTCAATTAAGGATCCTTGGAAGATGCCTACTATTGATCTTGATGCTGTGTTAGTAGCAATCAGAATTGCAACCTATGGCGAAAACATGGATATTGATACAAACTGTCCATCGTGCAAGGAAGAACAACGATACGGATTTGAATTAACAACGTATTTGAATGACTTGGCACAATTTGAATATACGCAAACTTTCTCCGTTGGCGAACTTACATTCCATATCCGTCCTTATACCTACAAGGAATTCACGAAGAAAACTCTTGCTAGGATTGAACAGGAAAAAATCTATAACATTATTAATGACGAGAACATGAGTGATGAGGAAAAGGTTGATAGATTCGGTGTTAGTTTTGTAAAACTTACAGAATTAACAGTTGAATCAATTGCTGATGTTGTTGTTAAAATTGATACACCAGAAGGATCCGAAACTAACCTAGCGCAGATTAGAGAGTTCATCCTAAATGCAAACAAGGATATCTTTGAAACACTATCACAAAAACTGAATGCTATGAAGTCACAACTTGATCTTAGGGTAAAGAATGCTACTTGTGACAAATGTAATCACGTTTATGATATCAATGTTACGATGGATCAAGCAAATTTTTTCGGAGCAAGGTCTTAAGATTATCCTTGCCGGAGATCTTGCAGGAAGTTAAGAAGTTAGACGTAGAGGCGAGGACAATCAAGAAGGAAGTCTTGAAGATGTGTTGGTATATGCGAGGCCTCTCCTACACCGAAGGAATGAACCTCGGTCAGGAAGAACGTGAAATCATCGGCGAAATAATTAAAGAAAATTTAGAAACTACCAAAAAAACTCAGTTGCCTTTCTTCTAGGCAGCAAGCAATTTCTTAGCGTCCTCAATTTGATCAGGATTTAATTTTTTAAGTTCAGCAGCAAGTTTGTTTATATCAACCGGAGCAGTCTGTGGACCTCCGGGTGCAGCCGTATCCTGGCCTTGTCCTGCACCTCTGTTATCAGGTGCTGGCGAAGCATCTGTTGGCGCATTTTGATCCGCTGTTGCTGGCGCATTTTGGTCTGCTGTTGGTGTTTCTCCACTCTGTGGGTCAGTTGTAGCATCCGGTTGCTCACCACCGCTTGTTGACGCTGTATTTGCGTCTGTGGCACCATCTGTAGATGTTTTATCAGTTGTGGTTGAAGTAGTAGATTGGCTATTCATTTTATCACGCAGTTCTTCTGCTTCGCCGGGCTGTAATGCAGCACCATTTTGAACAGGCTGATCTGTTTGTGTATCAAGAACATCATATGTTTTTGGATTTTGTGCATTTGGCTGCATTATAAATTTGTCACCTTTGGCACCTGCATACTTTCCTGCTTCCTTGTTCATCTTGTCGCTCATTGGCTCTGCTTTTTCCGGAGCAAGAGCAACACCATTCTTGATAGGTTTGCTAGTTTGTTTGTCAATAATATCTACCTTAGTTTCATCTTTTGTATTTTTCTGTAGATAGTATCTTTCATCTTTAGCAGATGTTGTAGATCCTGTTGTGTTGTCTGCACTAGTTGTAGCAGTATCCCCTGGTGTGTTAGTTGCTGCTGGAGTATCACCGCCTGCATTAGCATCTGCTGCTCCTGTGTCCGTAGTATCGGATCCACTATCGCCTGCTGTTGAATCTGTAGGAGCATCTGCATTTGTTTCTGCATCTGCTGCACCTGGATCTTGATCACCGTCTGGTGCATCTGTTGCTGCTGGAACTTCAATCTTCATTGAGTCAAATGTTCCTTTGATAACATCATCCGCAACACCTAGTCCTTTAATAACGTTGTATACTTCTGCACTATCTGTTGGCGATCCTGCTTTCTTCCAAGCAGTGTTTAATTTTTCTGCCGTTACCTTTGTGGTAACCTGTTTTGCTGCTCCGCTGATAGCACCGCCTACTGCCTTAGCACCTTTTTTAAGAGCTCCGCCTAGAGCACTTAATCCGCCTTTGTCAAATTCTGTCAGTGCTTGTTTTCTATGATAGTGTGACACTGCATCAAACACACTTTCAAACATCATTTTGTTTTCTAGCATATGTGTGTTTACACGTTCAACTCTGTTGAACAGCATGTAAATCTGTCCTTCACTAAGTCTTTTAACCTTGTAGTCTATTGATTCTTGTGCTGGTTGTGCATTTGCCGGAACTACTTTCTTGTCCTGCATTGCTGTTCCCATAGCAACCGCTGTTGCCGCAGCACCAATACTCTTAGCAAGATCCTGTTTGAATGTATCAATTACAGTTTTGATGCCTGCTTTTGAATCCATACCTGTGCCGGAATATTCATCCATAAACGCCATCAACTGTTCAAAGTCTTCGTCTGATAAATTTGCTTTGTCAATGTTATCCCATAATGGGTGACTTGGCATTGTGGAAACTTCTTTAACCGCAAACACAGGGTCGCCGTTGGCATCAACACCTTCAACTGTTACCGTGCTTGTGAAACTGATAGGAGGTTCAATACCACCTACACTTGTTGATGTTGTAGATTTAAACTGTTCACCTACTTTAATTTCAGCACCGTCAGGCAGTGTAGTTTCGCCTAGTGTGGGAGCATCGCCTGTCCAGTTACTAGCCATTTCGCTACTTGCTGAAACGTTGGTTCCCATAAATCGTGCATCAGCCATTCCTTTTTCCATTTGGAACATCTTCTGCACCTGCTCAGGATCAAGTCCTTTTGATTTTGCCCATTCAGCAACTTCAGGTTTGATATCTGGTTCTGCGTCAAAGTTAATGCCTACTTCTTTTAGTTCAGCAGCACTTACAGGTTCTGCTTTTACAGTTTCAACTTCTGACATATCTGTAGCACCTGCATCTGGTGAATCACCTCCAGGACCGTCTGCTCCTGCTGTAGCATCGCCTCCCTGGATGGCATCAACTGCATCCGCATCCGGAACTTTTAATGGATCAAATCCTAATTCTCGGCCGGCCATTTCCAGTCTACTAATATCGTCTGCATATGTTCCTGGATCAACATCCTTGCTGTTTACTAGAGAATCCCAGTCTGGAACTTCGCCTTTTTCAGCAGCAGTTTTTAATACATTTTTAATTTCTTCATCTGTATACGATGCACCGCTGTCTGTGCTGGTAAAACCTATTTCGCCTGCGCTACCGGATTTATCAACACCAACATCTGTTGATGTAGTAGTTGCACGTTCTAGATCTTGACCTTCAAGTCCTGCGTGGTCAGCAAGTGCATCTCTACCGCCTAAATCATTAATTTTATCACTTATTTCTTCAAATTCTGCTTGGAATACTTCTAGTTCTTCGCCGGACACGTTACGCATTGCTGTTTCTAATGCATTTTGTGTTTTAAGTAAGTCCTCTGCCGCTTCAGGAGCGAGATTTTCAATGCTTGTGGCCTTCATACCTTCCAGTCCTGCAACATCAATTGTCTGTCCGTCACTGGCAATAATAGCCTGCGAAACATCTGGATCAACTAGATCACCAATCAGTTCAATAGCACCACCAGCCGCAGCACCAACTGCACCTGTCATTGCTGACTTACCAATTGCTGTTGAAAGGTCTTTGCCTTGTAGAATATCTTTTGTAGCACGACCAAGGAAACCACCTACTAAACCGCCTAGTGGTCCACCTGCTAGTGCAGCCGCTGCTGTTAAAATTGCAACTGCAACACTTGCCTTGCCTGGATTTTCTTTTGCCCAGTCACTTACTGCTTTTACAGCACTTACTACTTTTGAATCTTTGTCGCCAATTTTAGTTTTTAGTTCGTTAAACTTGGCATCCATATTTTGAACTGGACCTGCATTTTTAATTGCACTGCCTAGTTTGTCTATTTCTGCTTTGATTGCACCTGCTGTATTTTTTACAGCGTCAGCGCCTTTGCCTACTGCTGTTCTATTTCCGCCTGCTTCAGTTGCACCTTTTTCAACATTTGCAAATACCTGTTTGATTTGATCTGGTGTTAGTTCTGCTTCAAGAACAATGCGTTCAACGTTGCTTACAAAAGGATCAATTGCCTTTTGTTCTAGCAGTAGCATATCGGGATCATTCCATCCTTCTGTAATATATTTTTTTTGTATCTGTGATAATCTCATGTTATAGCATCTTCAATAGTTGTTGTTTGTCTCTGGCTGGAAGTGTTTCCAATTGTTTTTTAATTTCCGGAGGTAGTGTAGAACCTGCATCAGCAAACTGTCCTGCTGCTGACTGTGCAGCACCCTTTAGTCCGCCCTGCTGTGCGTTCGCAGGAGCAACGCCTGTTCCTGTGTCCTTTTGGCCGCCTTCGTCACGTGCAATTGCCTGTCTTACCGCTGCCATGAATATGTTATCTAACTGTCCTCCTGAAAGAGAAACAGCAGCAGCATCTTCAAATATAAATTCTGCTTCACTCCAATCAATGGATTGGTTTACTACCTGTTTGTTTTGTTCGCTAGGCGGAACTATCTTTTTCTTTTGGCCCTTAATTGCCAGATTGTTATCTGGATTACCTTCAGGTTGTTTTTGTGCAGGATTTTGCTTATCTGCAGGTGCTTGTGTATTATCCTGTGCAGTCTTTTGCGCATTAGGATCAGCATTTGCATCTTTAGCACCAGCAACAGCACCTCTTGCTACATCTGCTATGCCTTTACCTACGGCGCTTACGCCTTTAGCAATACCCCCAGCGGCACCTTTCGCAGCATCAACTGCTCCTTTTGCTGCTGCGCCAGCAGCCGCGCCAACTTTTTGACCTTTAGTAACCTTGGTCATTTCCTGTTCAGCATCGCCTGTAGGATAGTTGTTTTTTCTTAAGAAATCTATTACCAGTTGTGGTGAAGGATCCTTGCCTACTTTACCTAGATATACATCAAATTGCTTTTTAAGCCAGTTTGCTTCCTTGCCAACTTCTAGATCGCCCTTTGCTTTTCGTCCAGTTTGTCCCGGAACGAATGATTTTGCCTTGTTGGCCAATCGTGATAACATGCCCTGTGGTGCTTCATCGAGCTGTTGTTCTATCAGAATTTCATTTAAACGCATTAATCATTTTTCCATAACTGTTATGTAATGTTATTTATTTCATTATTACATATACATTGTAAGTAAGATCTAAAGATCTTATGCGTTTTCGCTAAAGCTCAACGCATTTTTTCTTTCTTACATTATATATGTAATTACAACAATTACGAAGTAATTTTGTTAGCATCATGTAGATAGTAGAGCCACAATTCGCCCGTTGCCGGGCGAATTGGTTTGTTGAGCTTCATGTGAGTTAGCATCACCACTCTGTTTAAGAAGATTGTAATAAATTACACGGAGGCGGCAGACCGTCAACCCCCTACTTCAGCATTCGCAATATCCGCGGAAGGCAGTTGATCCCAAACAGTCGAAATCACTTGCCTGTGTGTTGTGTCTTTTTCACAGAGCACACATCTTTTATGCCTAAGTTAGCATTTTCCTTGCAACGCACCAGTATCTGAATATGGTATCGCACATATCCTCAAGATGGGTCGAGCAGCCTCGACCAAACAGTGTTGCTATGTAAATTAAGTTAAGCCTTCGTTTTGATGTGTCGTTCTAGGAGTGCCTTGCGCAATTTGTCTGAACCGCCTACTCTAACATTAATGATACCGTTGTAGTAATCGTCTGATTCCAAAACTCTTCTGTCAAACTGCTCTCGTGCTTCAAGATAGGACATTTCTCCCCTACCGGTGCACATAAAAAGTATTTCTCTAGTAAAGTTTTGTGGACCCAGTGCTTCAACGTCAGCCTGTAGCCTATCGGAACTCCCCCAATAGTCCTGCCAGTCTGATTCTTTATATCCGCGCCTTTTGTTTTTCTTGCCTTTGAGTGGTGGCTTGGTGGTTTTAAATTTGGCTAATTTCTTGCCTATGTATTTTTTATTGTTGGTTTTATTGGTAATAAGATATACAAAGCCTTCATATTCATCAGGAATACTATCAATAGTGTTGCCTTCAAATGTCCAACTTGTTTTCTCCATCGCTCTTACTTACTTTCGATGGTCGACCAACCTTGCCTTTTCTGGATTCTTTTCTTTCTTGCCTTTTATCTTGTATTTCTAATCTGCGTGTGCTGGCATGTTTTCTAATCTCGCTCAGCCAAAATCTTGCCTTAATGCCTGCTTCATCACTGCCATGATA